GAACGGCGCCAACGCCGGGCAGGGAAGGGGAGGACCCCGGAACCCAAGCCGATCATGAACAAACAGGACGCGCTTCGCGCCCGATACCTTCAACTCCAAAAACAACAAAAACAAAACCATGCAATCGCTTAACCTCATCCTCGCCAACGAGGCGTTCACGAAACTCGATCAACTCGAACTCTGGCAAATCCAAGAGAACACAACAAAGGAACAATGGCAGGACGGCCATCGCCAACTCCTCCTTCTTGGCCAAGTCGTCAAGCAACTCCTGCCGAAGTCGGAACGATTCGGGCAGAAGCATTTCGGCGATGATGCGGTCATTGAGGTCGAAGCGCAGTTCATGCTGGACTTTGGCCTTCCGATCCCTGAGCCGTCGAACACCACCCGCTTAGAGGGAGACGAGGCTGTCATCGATATGCTGGAGCGGGGCTTCCAGCGATGGGTGCAACGATCAGGATCGATGGAGCTATGGAGCCGCGAGCGTCTTGAGCGCGCCCTGCGCATGATAGAACCCCTGGCTGAACAAGCCGCACGGATCCGCCAACTCCTCGCATGACCTGCCAGACCTGTGGCGCCGACACCCGAGTTATTGCAACCCGCAACGGATACCGGCGTAGGCTATGCAAGGACGGTCATCGATTCGTCACGATCGAGCAGGCGCATGAAACCAAGTTCCCATGGCCATCCAAACCAAAGCGCAAACCATTGACGAATAAAAAGAAACTAAAGCAGGACAACGCATGGATCGAACGCATCAACACCAAGCTCGCCGAGGCATGACCGTGGGCGGCATAAGGAATCTTTTTAACAGCCTCAACCAATGCAGTTTGGCCGTCGCTCGCTTCTTTTTTGAGCGTTGCATAATTTGACATCGTTGCACAAGCCGTGGGAATCACGGAACTAAGCAACGCTCTGGGCATCGACAAGTCGGTCGTCTCGCGCCTCGTCAAGAAAGGCATGCCGACCGGCTCCGTGGATGCCGCCCAAGCATGGCGCGTGCAGAACGCTCCGCCCCGCGCCAAGCGAGGGCAGCGCGGCGAACCACCCCCGTCGCCGAAAGTCACCAAGGTCGCCGAACCTCCGAGAGTGTCAGAGGTTCCCGAATCTCCGAGAGTTTCGCCCCCGCCGGTCGCCGCTGACCCAATGCCCCGCGCCAGCGACCCCGAGCCCGACGACGAAGACAACACGCCCCGCCAATCCCTCCGCCGCGCCCGGCTCGCCGAGAAAGTCGGCTACAACGAACTCGTCCTCTGCAAGCGCAACGGCGGCTCCATCGAAGACATCCGCAAGGCGAACGCCATCTACATCGCCGCCCGCAACAACCGCCACAAAGCCGAGCGCGACTTCAAAGAATGGCAACGCCAGGAGAGTATTCTCCTCTACTTCGACGAAGCCCGAGACATTTGCAGCCGCCCGCACATCGCCGTGCGTCAGACCCTCGAAGTCGCCGCCAAGACCCTCGCCCCCCGCCTCCACGGCCAACCCCAGAAAACCATCGAAAAAACCCTCGCCGAGTGGATCGACAACCTCACCGGCCTGATCCGCGCCTCTATATGAAAATCGAAAACCTCAAAACCTCCGACCTCATCCCCTACGCCCGCAACGCGAAAAAGCACGACTCTGCTCAAATTTCTAAGTTGGCAGGGTCAATCCGCGAGTTCGGATTCAATAACCCCGTCCTCATCGATAAGGACAACGGCATCATCGCCGGTCACGGCCGAGTGCTCGCCGCCCAATCCCTCGCCCTCGACACCGTCCCTTGCATCCGCATCGGCCACCTCACCGACACCCAGCGCCGAGCCTACATCCTCGCCGACAACCGCCTCGCGGAGATTGGCGGCGGGTGGGATGAGGAAATGCTCAAGCTCGAGCTGGCGGACCTCGCGGCCCTCGGACTGGATGTCACCGAGCTTGGTTTCGATGCCCTGCCGGCAGATATGCAAGAAGCAGCGGACCTTGCCGACGCAAAGAAAACCCTTTCGGAAAAATTCGGCGTTCCCCCTTTCACTGTTCTCAACGCACGCGAAGGCTGGTGGCAGGATAGAAAGCGGGCTTGGCTGGCTTTGGGAATTCAAAGCGAATTAGGACGAGACTCTGAATTATTGGGAAAAGCTTCTGCAAATTCTGCTTACGGAAAAGCCAGCGCAGGGACCGATATAAATGGAAAATTGATTTACAACGAAAGTGTTGGCAACACCTCTACATTCGACCCCGTCCTTTGCGAACTCGCCTACCGTTGGTTTTCACCAGAGGGCGGAACGATACTCGACCCATTCTCCGGCGGCTCCGTGCGGGGCATCGTGGCCAGCCATTGTGGCCGGCAATATGTGGGAATGGATTTACGCGAGGAACAAATCCAAGCAAACCGCGCGCAATCAAATGTCGCGCAAGACCCGCAACCCGTGTGGCATTGCGGAGATAGCCGAACGATTGACAAAGTATGCAGCGACATCAAAGCGGATATGGTTTTTTCATGCCCGCCCTACGCAGACCTCGAAGTCTACAGCGAAGATCCAAACGACCTTTCAACACTCAGCTATCCAGAGTTCAAAGCCGCCTACTTTGAAATCATCCAAAAAGCCTGTTCCTTGTTAAAGCCTAACACCTTCGCCTGTTTTGTGGTCGGAGATGTCCGAGACAAGAAAGGGAACTACTACAACTTCGTCGGCGATACGGTGGAAGCCTTTCGCTCCGCCGGGCTTCACTACTACAACGAGGCCATTCTTGTCACAGCCGTGGGAAGCCTCCCGATCCGAGCGGGCCGACAATTTGCCGCCAGCCGGAAACTTGGCAAGACCCACCAAAATGTTTTGGTTTTCAAAAAGGAAGAGGAACATTTCGAGGCAACGCAGCAACTCACGCCAGCCCATCAAAATATTTTAGTTTTTGCAAAAGGCGATGGAAAACAAGCCGCCGCAAACTGCGGAGAAATAAAGGCAACCATGCAGGCGCTCGAAGCGGAAGAACTTGCTCAATGACCCCCGCCGCCGAAGCCCTGCGCGAACACCTCCGCTCGATTTACGCGCCTATTGATCGGCGCACAGTCACTGAGTGGTGTGAGGAAGAAGTCATCCTGAGCGAACGCCAGACGCAAATGCCGGGCGCGTTTTCTTGCAACATGACGCCCTACCTACGCGAGCCGCTCGAGTGCTTCGGTGATGTGGACGTCTCCGACCTTGTGCTCGTATTCGGAACGCAGACCGGCAAGACCACGATGGTGCAGGCAGGCACGGCATGGCGGATCTGCAACAAACCGCAACCCGTCGTGTGGGTCATGCCCACCGAAGGCCTCGCCCGATCCTTCAGCGAGACCCGATGGCTTCCGCTATTCGAGGACAGCGCAACCCTCCGAGATCAGATCCCCAGCGACCGCCACAAATTCAAAAACCTCGAGCAGCATTTTTCGCGGTGCTCGCTCGTCTTCGTCGGGTCGAACTCCCCCGCGAATCTCGCCAGCCGTCCCGCCGGCCTCCTGCTCATGGATGAAGTTGACAAGTTCGCCAGGGAAACCGACCAAGAAACCTCCGCCCTTTTCCTAGCCGAGAACCGCACGAAGTCCTTTGTCGGTGCGCTCCGCGTCAAGACCTCCACACCCACCACGCCCGACGGCGCGATATGGCAGGAATATCTCAAAGGCACGCAGGAAAAATTCATGCTTGCTTGCCCGCATTGCCACGAGCGCATCGAGCTCCTCTGGGACCAAGTGAAGTGGGATGCCACCGCCAAGGAAGACGGCAAGTGGAACATGGCCCGCGTCGAGGAGTCCGCGCATTACCTCTGCCAGCGGTGCAACGCAAAAATCAACGACGGCCAAAAGATGGAAATGCTCGCCGAGGGTAAATGGCAATCCACCAACCCCGCCGCCCAGCGTGGATTCCGCAGCTTCCACCTCAACAGCCTTTACGCCCCGTGGCGATCCTGCACCTTCGGCGGCCTCGCCATTAAATTCCTACGCGACAAGGGAACCATCAACGGCCTCCAAGATTTCACCAACAGCACCATGGCCATGCCGTGGGAGCAAATCGAGACCAGCATCGGCGAGACCAACATCCTCGCCCTTCGCGGAGACTATCAACGCGGGACATGCCCCATCGAGCCCTCCCATGTCGTCACTTGCGCGGACATCGGACAGGATAAACAGCACTGGGTAACGGTCGCATTCGATGCCACCGGCGCATCCTACGTCCTCGACTACGGAACCACCCTCGCCATCGAAGATCTCCTCGAAGACTCACCGCGCCGCAGCTACCGCACGCCATCCGGTGCCGAGGTCTCCCCCGAGTGCGGGCTTATGGATTCCGGCTTCGCCACATTCCGAGTTTACGCCGCCTGCCAAGCGTCCGGCGGATTCTGGCACGCAGGCAAGGGGTCCGGTGCCACATTCGGCAGCAAGATTTCCCGCACCGTCCTGCCCGACTTCCCCGGCGTCGTCCTCTACACCTTCGTCGATCACGCCATCAAAACCGAACTCTTCACCGACCGCATCCGCAACGCCAAGCCCGCGGTCAAAATCCCCGCCGATGTCAGCGAAGACTTCTTGCGCGGCCTCAGCGGCCAACGCCTCGTCCCCCGAAAAACCGCCAGCGGAACGGATTTGATTTGGAAGAGCGTCGCACAAGATCACTTCATGGACGCCCTCAAACTCTGCCACATCGCTTGGCATATTTTGAAAAACTAACCTCCCTCTGCGTCTCCGCGCCTCTGCGTGAGATGCCCCTTTTGACACGCCCGCCGAAGCGTGACCGACCTCGACAAAATCGCCGGCGTTAAATCCTACCTCCGCCGCACTAAGACCACCGCGGAACTCGAAGCCCTGGCCGACGCCGCCTTCGCGTCCGCCTCCGAAGAAGTCGTCATTACCAGCATCAGCGGCGACGGCACCGCCTCCAGTGGTCAGGTATCGTTTCCAAAATGGCTCCTCCTGCAAGCCCTCGAGGAAATCCTCGCTGAGCCAAACGGCCGGCAACTCTGCACGGTCCTCGACCGCTCGTTTTTCACGACCCCAGTTTGACACGGCCCTCGGAGTCAATGGCTCCGAAAATCAAGAAATCAAGTTGGGGCGGACCTCGCCCCGGTGCAGGCCGTCCGCGCAAAGACCCACAAGCAGCGGCCTTTGAAGGTGCCGAGCACTCCCGCGAGCGCTCCTTGATTGTCATGAATACCTACGAGCCGAAGCGCGAACTCGCGCCACGGACTCGCATGGAGCTGATGCAGCGCGCCCGCTGGCTATACAACAATTTCGGCACCGCCTCCTACCTAATCGAACACCTCGCCCAGCGCGCCGTTGGAACCGGCATCGTCCCCAAGGCCCGCACCGCCGACAGCGCATGGAACCGCCAAGCCGAGCGCGCCTTCGAAGACCGCGCCTGCGGAGATGCCTGGGCATTCGACTCCGCCGCACAAGTCAACTTCTACGGCGCGCAATCTCTCATCCTTCGCCAAGTCGCCTGCGACGGCGATTTCTTCGCGCAATTTCTCTCCACCCAAGCAGGCGGCACCCGCGTCCGATTCATCGGAGCCGAAGCCGTCGGCTCTACTGCCAACAGCAACGAGCGCGCTTTTGACGGCGTGCTTCTCGACCGCTTCGGCGCACCCGTCAGCTACCGCGTCATTACCGACCGCGCCAACGGAAAATTCCAAGATGTCCCCGCCGCCGACATGCTCCACTTCCGGCACATCCGCCGGGCAGGCTACCCGCGTGGCGTCTCGTGGCTCCACAACGCCATCACGAACTGCCACGACCTCGTCGAATATCTCGCCTACGAAAAAGGCAGTGCCAAAGCAGGCGCGCAAGTCGGCTTCGTCGTCACCAGCAACGAAGCCCAAAAGATCGGCCTCGGCGCAGGGAAAATCACCGGCCCTGATGGCAATGAGATCAGCACCGAAGCACTCTATAACGGCACGCTCATCCCACGCCTCAAGCCCGGAGAGTCCATTCAATCTTTCAAAAACGAACACCCAGCCGGAGCTTTCGAGCCATTCATCCGCACCATCATGGGCGAGATCGCCAGAGGCATGGGCCTCCCGCCCGAGGCGCTCATGATCTTCGTCGGCAGCGCAGGCACCGAGTTTCGCGGCCTCCTCGAAGTCGCCCAAAACTTCCTCGAGCGCCTGCAACAAATGCTCATCGATCAGTTCTGCCGACCGCTCTGGAAATTCTGGATCTACCAAGAAATCCAAGCCGGTCGCTTGCCATACCCCGGCGATGATTGGTGGCGCTGCGAGTTCGTCGCCCCGCGAAAAATCACCGTGGACAACGGCCGCGACGGGCGCCTCTACGCCCAACTCCTCGACTCCGGCTACATGTCTTGGGAGCGCTACTGCAACCTCCACGGCCTCGATGCCGAAGCCGAAGAAGACGACATCCTCAGCGCCTATCTCCGCCGCAAACAGAAGTGCGAATCCCTCGGCCTCAACCTCGCGGATGTCTTCCCAGCCCAAGCCGAAACGCTCACCCAACCAACCCAACCCACCACACCATGACCAAGTTTTATGCTTTGGAAAAATCCAACGACGGCACAGCAACGATCAATCTCTATGATGAGGTCGGTGCTTTCGGCGCAGGCAGCAAAGAATTCCTCGCCGACCTCGCCAAGCTCAACGGCCAACACATCCACCTCCGCATCAACTCGCCCGGCGGTTCCGTGGTTGAGGGAACCGCGATTTACAACGCTCTCCGGCGCCACCAAGGCGGGCTGACCGTTCACATCGACGCGCTAGCCGCCTCGATGGCCTCGGTCATCGCCATGGCAGGTGCTCCCGTTTACATCGCCGACAACGCACTTTTGATGATCCACAATCCGTGGACCGTCAGCATGGGCGACAGCGAGCAGCTCCGCCGCGAAGCCGATCTTCTCGATAAGCTCAAAGACAACCTCCGCAACGCCTATGTTCGCAAGACCGGCATGGAGGCCGACCGCATCGCCGAGATGATGGACCAAGAAACATGGCTCGACGCCGTAGAGGCCGTCGCACTCGGATTCGCCGACGCCATCGAGGAAGGCGTTGCCGCAGCAGCGACCGCAACCCCCGCTCAACTCCGTGCCCGATTTGACAACTTTGCAAAGGGCATGACACCGCAGCCAGAAGTCCAAGAGCCAACCGCTCCCGAAATCCTCGAAGAGCCAGCGGCCACCGTCGTCAGCGAATCCGCCGAAGTGGAAACTGAAATCGCCGAGCCCGCCGCAGAGCAATCCGCCGAGCCCGTCATCGAAGTCGAGCCCGTCGCTGAGACAGAGGCGCCCGCAGCACCCGTCGCCAAGATCGCCGCAGCCGACCAGATCCTTGCCAAATACAACGCCGCCCTCGCCGAGCGCGACAACGCCCTCGCCGAAGCCCGCAGCTACAAGGCGCAACTCGACACCGAGCGCGAAGCCTTCGCCCGCCTCGAGCGCAGCCTCGGTCTTTCCGCCGCCCGTGTCGTTCCCATCATCGAAAATTCCGCGCCAGAGGCATCCGATCCAGTTGCCGAATACCTGGCAGCAGTTGAGGCCGGCGACCGCAAAGCCGCCTCGCTCCTCTTCGAGAAACACAAAGCCGTGCTCTGGCAGCACCGCCAAAAACTTTCCAAGGCATAAGCCGAGGAGAACCCAACCACCAACCCAACACAACCACACCACCACATTATGGCCAATACATTCGACAGCGCTCTGGTTGCGGACTCCATCGCCGCACAGACAAAGACCATCCTCAGCAACCGCCTCGCGGCTCTGAATCTGTTCGCGTCCGACTTCTCGTCCGACGTCAAGAAACCCAAAGACACCGTTCACGTTCCTATCGCCAGCGCGACAGCGAGCACGGCGGTCAACCCTACCGTCTTCAATTCGATCGGCGGCACGACCCTCGGCAAAGCCAGCGTCACCCTCGATCACATCTACCAGCCCTTCGGTCTCGCATACAGCGACCTCCAAAGCGCGCACCGCTTGGACCGCTTGATCCAGATCAACCTCGACGCCATGGCAGATAAAATCTGGGCTCTCGTTACCGCTCCGATCACCATCGCCAACTTCGGCGCAGCCACCGTCACATCGGCCCCGAACACCGTGTCCGCCACCAGCGGCGACCTCCCAAAACTCTGGGCAGCCGTCAGCAAGAGCGCACGCAAGGGTCTCGTCGTGAGCCCCGTTGTGTTCTCCAACCTCATCCCAACATCCAGCACCGCTCTCAACCTCGGCGCAGGAGCCTACGGATTCGAAAACGGCGTCCATTACGCATCGTCCTTCGGCGGCGAAGCAGGCCTCTACGGCTTCGCTTGCTCGCCAGAAGCGCTCGTCATGGCATCCGCCGTGCCAGCCTTGGCAGATAACGACTACATGGTCAGCGACAGCGTGACCCTCGACCAGATCGGCCTCACCGTCG